CGGTAGAAGGCGCATACAAGGTCTTGCTTGAGGGGATCGAGTCGTTTGCTGCGCTGATCGAGACAGGCGCGACGGACACCGAGCGGGATGATCTGAATTGGCAGGAGACCGGCGACGGACGCCGGTTCATATCGGCAAGGGCGGGGTAAATGGCGGACGCGATGGGGGACACGGCCGAGCTCGAAGCGCCTGAGCATGAAGCGCAGGAGGCAGCCGACGACAGTGAGGACACACTGGTTGCAGGTCTCGATCGTAACGAGGAGTTGTCCAACCGCGCCAGCATCAAGACCCAGTTGCTCGAGACATTCGACGAGGTGACGCAGGGCTATCAGGATGCTTTTCAGCGCCAGAACGACCAGCTGGACTACTGGGACATTTACAACTGCATTTTGAATGGCAACCAGTTCTACACCGGCAATGCCAAGATCTTCGTGCCGGTGGTGCACAATGCCATCAATGCGCGCAAGACGCGCTTTACCAATCAGATTTTTCCGGTGTCAGGGCGCTATGTTGAGGCGACGTCCGAAGACGGAACGGTGCCGCACGCCATGGTGGCGTTGCTCGACAGCTACGTACGGCAGGCCAAGCTGCGCACCAAGATGATGCCGGCGCTGTGCCGCAACGGCGACATTGAAGGCCAATATAACATTTGCGTGAGCTGGGAGACCACTGAACGCCACGTGGTGCACCGCATCAAAAGTCCGGTTGTGACGGACGATGGTATCGACACCGGTGAAGAGGTGGACGACATCGCCCAGGAGACGCTGGAGCAGGGCTGTCCGCAGGTTGAGGTGTTGTCCGATCTTGACGTGATGATTCTGCCAGAGACCGCGGACAGCGTGGACGAGGCCATTGCTTGCGGGGGTAGTGTCACCGTGATCCGGCGCTGGACCAAGGCGCAGGTCATGGCCAAGATGAAAAGCGGGGAGATCCGAGGGCCCGCGGGCAAGTCACTGCTTGCAGCCTTCAAGAGCGTGGCAGCCGATACGCAGCCCAACAAACCCCAGAAAATGCTCTATGCAGCCGGCATTCAGAAGGGTGACGGTGGGCAGCTTTATGCGCAGGTCTATGAGACCTGGTCCAGGGTGCGCATCGGGAGTGAGGACCGCATCTGCCGTAGTTTCTACGGAGGTTCGGATAACATCTTGTCCTGCAAACGTAATCCGTATTGGTGCGATCGCGTTCCGATCTTCAGCGTGCCGCTGGAGAAGGTGCAGGGGGCAGCCAAGGGCATCTCCAAGGTACGGCCAGTGGCCATGCTGCAGTATTTTGCCAACGACACCATCAATGAAGCGGCGGACAGCGCGGCCTATGCCCTGCTGCCCATCATCATGACCGACCCGGAGAAGAACCCGAGGATCGGCAGCATGATCTTGTCTCAGGCAGCCGTCTGGGAGACCGACCCCAGATCGACCGCCTTTGCCCAGTTTCCAGAGCTGTGGAAGCAAGGACTGGAATTGGTGGCGTCGACCAAGGCTGAGATCTTCCAGACCCTGTCCGTCAACCCGGCTGCCATCACCCAGCAGGGCGTTGGCTCAGGACAGGCGGCGAAGCGCAACCAGGCCCAGATCGCACAGGAACAGCAGGTTGACATCCTCTCGACGGCCGATGCCGTGACCGTGATCGAGGAAGGCATCCTGACACCGATGCTGACCTTCATGCTCGAACTGGACCACCAGTATCGTAACAAGACCGTGAGTGTGCGGCAGTATGGCGAGATGGGGGTGCAGGCTACCATTCAGGAAGTGGAGCCTATCCAGATGAACAAGCGCTATGCCTTCCGCTGGTTCGGAGTTGAGGCTGCGCGCAACGCCCAGCAGATCCAGCAGCAGATCGCGGGCATGAACGTCATCCGCGGCATTCCGCCGCAGCAGTTGAACGGTTACACGGTCAACCTCGTCCCCATCATCACCCAGCTGGTGGAGAACACATTCGGGCCGCGGCTGGCGCCACTGATCTTTGTTTCTCCAGCGGACCAGATGCCGGTGCCGGTCGATCAGGAGAATATGCTGCTGCGCGAGGGCTTCGAGATCAAAGTCCACCCGATGGACGACGACCAAGCGCATATTCAAGCACATATGCAGCTTCTTCAAGATCCCGCTGGAGGACAGAAAAATGCCCGAAAGATCCAGGCCCACATCTTCCAGCACATGCAGCAGGCCCAGCAGAAGGCAGCCGCGGCCGCGCCTCAGCCCGGCGCTGGAGCTCCCGGCATCCCCGGAGGCCAAGGCCCAGGCGGTCCTCAGCCAGCTCCCGGCGTGGCCGGGACGCCTCGCATCGGCGCGCAACCAGCTGGCCCGCGCACGCAGGGCCCACCGGGTATGATCCCGCAGGACAGCATGCAAGATCCGGGGGCGATGCCGAGACAAGTGGGATGATCTTTGGCTTCCTCCTCACGATCGCATTTGTTCCCATCTTCCCCGGCGCCGGGACGACGCCGCGCTGGCTTATACTCAGCCTCCTGCTTCCGCTGCTTGCCCTTGGACGAGATGTCAGACCCACTCTCGGGCACGCTCTGCTGGGACTGTTTATTGGCTATGCCGGCCTGTCCCTCCTGTGGGCGCCCGATCGGGTTGAAGGTCTTAATGACCTGTGGAAGCTGTGCATCCTTGGTGCGGCCTTCGTCGTCGGTGCCCAGCAAAAAACTCTGAAGCCGGTCTTTGCCGGCGCGGCCATTGCAATGGGGATCAATAGCCTTCTCGTCATTGCGCAGGCGTTCTGGAGTGTGTCGTGGGTGCCCCAGACCGTGGCACCGGCCGGCCTCTTCGTGAATAAGAACGTAGGTGCCGAGGCGGCGATGCTGATCCTGATCGGCGCGGTTGGTTATCGGGTACGCTGGGCGCTGCTTGCCACCCTGCCAACCATCCTGCTGTCCAACGCCAAGGGGGCGCTGATCGCTGCAATTGTTGTAGCAGTCTGGGCGCTTCGCGGTTGGCAACGCTGGGTGGCTTTCTACGTACTGGCGACGATCGCAGCCGCGGTTTTCTTCCTTGCCGGCATGCAAGGGGTGTGGGTCTCGAGCTTGCGGCCTCGGATTGACCTATGGCTCGACATGCTGGGGCATCTCAGTTTCCTGGGGTCAGGCGCGGGTTCGTTCTACACCGCGCGCACCTATCTGCTGACCAATGTCGGGGCCAAGGAGTTCTTTGACTTTGCCCATAACGACGTGTTGCAGCTGGTCTTCGAGTTTGGCATCGGCGCCGTGCCGCTGATCATCCTGGCCGCATTGGCATTCCGGGGAACGCAGTGTAGGGTGGCGCAGGCTGTGCTGCTCGCTTTTGCAGTGGAGGGGTGTTTTGGTTTCCCGTTCCATGTCCCTGTCACAAGTGCTCTGGCGTTACTGTGCGCCGGTCATGTTTATGGCCGCAGCAATCACTTACGCAACACCTTGCCTTCAGGGCAATTTGTACTACGCCGCGGGCTTGCGGGCATCTGACGGTGCGCAGGCCGTGGTGTTTTTTGATGCTGCTGCGCATGTATTCCCACTTGACCACACCCTGAGGCGTGGCCCTGAAGACTACCAGAAATATCTGCAAAACCTTTTTGAGATTGTGGGGGAGAAGCAATGAGGCGCGCGCTCGAGATTAACTTTGCCCTGTGGGGCATGATTCTTTGCCTGTTGCTCGGGGCAATACAGCCCGCGCCCGCACAAGGGACCGCAGACAGTCGGCCAGGTGGTTTCAGCAATGCGGTCATAACTGATTGCTCGGGGGCCGTGACGTCAGGCGGAACGGCGCAGGATGCTATCAGCACGGCTCAAGCCGTGGGGATGCACGGTTTCGTCATTATGAACATCGACACAACCGAAGTGCTCTGGGTAAAAATTAATGGCACCGCAGCGGCATCCACGGCAGGGTCATTTGCTCTGAGCGCTGCGACATCGACCGTGTCAGGTGGTTCGCTTTATCTGCCATGGGGCTTTAGCGGTAATTTGTCAGTAGTTGCTGCAACTACGACCCACAAATGGTCATGTTTCAGGTGGTGAACGATGCCCTGGCTGCTTCGTATTATTGTCATCACACTCCTCCTGGTCTCGAGCGGAAGCTACGCGCAATTTAACGGTTGCCTGGCAGGCTTCTGCCCAAACATTTTTGGAGGGGGCGGCTCACCGACCGCGCCGTGTTCAACCATGTCACTCGACTTTACGGACTCGTGTAACATGATCCTTATTCCAGCTTTGATCCGTTAGGGGGCTCAGGCAATGAAAAAACTACTTCTTACGATCGCGGCAACTTTGGCCCTATGCACGGGGGCTTTTGCGCAGGCGACATTCACTGCCAAAGACGCGGCCGGGTCAACGCAGACCTTCAAATCATTTAACTGCACGCCGATTTGCCCGCTCTCGGTACCTGCTGACAGCACAGGTGCGGCGCTAGGTGTTGCTGGTAACCCGTTCACAGTTGTTGATGACACCATCGTTGCGCAGGGCACCGCGCTTGGATCTGTCAAGAACGGCTTGGTGGGTGGGTCTGTTACGACGTCGGCGCCCTCTTACTCCACGGGCCAAATCAGCCCGCTGTCCATCGACACCATCGGCGGCCTGCGGGTAACTAACCCAACAATTACAGCACAAGGTACCGCGCTCGGCTCAACACGGACAACCTTGCAGGGCGGTTCGGTGACTACTGCGGCGCCATCTTACTCTACCGGCCAAATTAGCCCGCTTTCGCTGAGCACAGTTGGTAATTTGCGAGTCGATGGTTCCAGCGTGACGCAGCCAGTGTCCGGCACGGTCACAGCGACTGTTGCGTCTACCAGCGCCACAGGGTCTGCACCGCCAGCGAGCGCCAGCTATGTCGCGGGCAATGGTTCGGGCGCCACGGGTGGGTTGCTCGCTGGGCTTAAAACCTGTGATCTGCATGCGAAGTATGACGCATCGACTTCTGGCAGCACGACCCTTGTCACCGGTGTTGCTAGCCGAAAGGTCTATATCTGCGGTTTCATCATGGCGACTGGCAGCACGGCCACCAACGTGAAGTTGCGAGAAGGATCGGACGCCAATTGCGCAACCAATGCGGCTGATTTGACTCCAGCCTACCAGCTTCTCGCCAATGACAAGATCGGGATGCAGTCACCATTCTGGACCGGCTTGGCTGTGTCCACCAACGCTTACTACGTCTGCATCAATGCATCCGCGGCCAATGCCGTGCAGGGTGAGCTTTGGTACACCATTCAGTGAGCAACACTATGAAAAGGTTCGCCGGGCTTTTTTTAATGCTCTTGCTTCTCGCGCCAGCTTGGCCTGCGCAGGCGCAAATGAGCACCATGACCGGTGCGGGTGGCCGTTCAAAAGCTGCCATCCTTGGCGTTTCATTTCTTCCGAAAGACAGTAGCAATGGCGTCAACGTCAGTGCCGGTCCACAATCGGCCTTGCAATGGGAACGGACGCAGGCTTGGACCGCAATTGGCTATGTCAAGATTGCCGCTGCGCCCGCTGCCGCTGGCGCGGAAATTATTTTCACGACCTGCAACCAAGGGCAAACTGCCGAAAATGACGGCGTCTCGCAGAATTATCGTGGTTATGAACTTTGGGTCAATGATACTGGTAAGCTGCAAGTCAGGATCATCAGCACCTATGCCACGAATTATATAGGCGTCACCGGCTCAACGGTCGTTACTGATGGCGCGCAGCATCTTGTCGCCGCGACTTATGATGGTAGTAGCACCGTTGGCGGCGTCAAACTTTATGTTGACGGCAATCTTGAAACCAACACCACGGAAGCCAACACGCTTTCGGCTACCATCATTAACAATCAGGCGTTCTGGGTAGGAAACCAGAAAGGTTGGCCCTACACCCTCGGCGGTCAACTTAAAAGTTTCTCGCTGCACAATGTGGTTCGCAATCAGGCATGGGTGCAGGCATACACCACCGCAGGTGCGTCACGCGATGCAAACACGGTGCTGGCTTATGAATTTGGAGAAGGCAGTGGGCGGACCGTTGCTGACGTTTCCGGCAGCGGGTTTAATGGCTTTGTCGGTGGGGCCACTTGGCTAAATTCCAATGTGGCTGGAACGTCGCCGTATTGGATACAGGGAAAATTTAGCGCCGATCCTGGCCTTTCAGCATCCGCCAGTTTAGCAGTCACCCTATCGACTGCGGTCACAAGCGGAAACATGGTTGTTGGTGCAGTCACATTGGCTGCAAGCCCGAATACGCCGACACTGACAATTGCCGATGATAAAAGTAATTCATACACCGTCATTGGGTACGACCGAACGCTCGCAGGCACACTGACCGCCTATTACTATCGGGCGAATATTACCAACGCGCCGACTACCATCACTGCCACACTCAGCAGCGGCACTGGTACGTATTGGCGTGTGATCGCGGAAGAATTCGCGAATGTCACGACTTCCTCTCCGTTGGATGCAAATAACATCCATTACAATTCGGCGGCGAATGGCACCGACGCTGCAACATCAAACAGCTTCACGCCAACAGTTAACTACGATTTGATATATTCGGCGGCAACAAACTTTAGTGGAACAACGATGACTGCCGGCACTGGATTTACGCCCCTGCTAAGCAGCAAGACAACTGCCAACGAACCTATTTGGACCCAATATCTGATACAGCCAGCGGCAGGAGCTATCTCTGGCACCTTCACTACAGGTGGCTCAACACAGACGGTTGTTTCTGGAATGGCGTTGAAAGCTAAATAAATTTAGTGGGGCTTGAGATGACGACTTGGCCAAAAGACAACATTGCAGATCTGATCAAGTTTTATGGAGATCCTCGTGGTAAGCACGGGGTTAATGAGACGTGGTTTGCCAACAACGTGGTGCGAGTGAAACCACCGTTTAAAATGTATTACGCTGGCAAATCTATTTCCACGATCTCGTTTCATAAAAAGTGTGCAGAGGCGCTAGCTGCTGCTCTTGACGAGATTTGGGTGGCTTGTGGCAAAGACCAAAGTAAAATTGATAGCTACGGTCTTTCCGAGTTTGGCGGAACATTCAATTACCGGCTTATTCGTGGTTCATCAAAAATTTCAAACCACTCATTTGCTATTGCAATTGACATCGCACCAACAGGAAATGCACTGGGTGTGACCAAAGGCAAGATGCCAAAATTTGCAGTAGATGCTTTTAAAGCACAGGGTTTTAAATGGGGTGGTGATTACAAAGGGCGCAAAGACTGGATGCACTACGAAGCGGTGAGCTAATGAAACGTCGCGTGCTTCCAAGAAATTACACCCATGGGGACATCCTAAAAGCTTTTGAAGATTCGTATATCCCAGAACCTAATTCTGGATGCTGGCTCTGGATTGGGCCTGTCTTTCCACGGCGCGGTGGTTATGGGGCTTTCTCAGCTGGGCCGTTCATCATGCAACGAGCCCACCGGGTTGCGTGGCAGCTTTATTGCAACCCTATAGACAAAGCTCAGCACGTCCTGCATAAATGTGACAACGTCAGTTGTGTTAACCCACAGCATTTATTTCTGGGAAACCAAGCCTTGAATATGCGGGATAAGGCTCTTAAAGGGCGCCAGCAGGAAGGTTGGGCAAACCCAAGCTATAAACATGGGGGCTACGTGGGCGACAAGAAAAACCCAGCGTACCCACCGGGCATCGGGGCAGTTTAAAAGGGGGCTTAGCTTATGAACAGCACACAGATTAAAAGCATCATCGCAACGATTGCCACCGCAGTCGCTGCCTTCTTGGCTCAGAAGTTCCCGCTGCTTGATGTAGCTACTTGGAATTTGCTGGTTACGGCAGTCGCAACTGCCATCATTTCTGTGATCTTGGCCAAGTTCACCAGCGTAACGAGCATGGCTGACTCGATCGCGCCTGCGGGGCAGAGTGCAACTAAAGTTGTAACTACCCCCGAGGTTGCAGCGGCGCTTCCAAATAACCCGAACGTGGTCTCCACGACGGAAGTTAAGGTAACGCCTAAGTGACTTGGGCTTCCATTGCTTTGCTTCTCCTCCAGATTGCCGACAAGCTTCTGGATTTCACACGACAGAAGCAAAGTATGGATGCCGGTGCCGACCGACAGATTGCCCAGACGTCCGCGGCTATTCTCGCCAAAACTGAATTTGCCAAGCAAACCAAAGAGAAGATTGATGCTCTGCGTGGGTCTGATCTTGATGTTCTGCTCACCGAGCTCGCCAAGCCCAACTGACAGTTTTTGCAGTATCTATGAACGTGTTATAAGGGAGAATACCGACGCAATCAGCCTGAAGGGGGCGTCGGACGGGGTCAAAAGACGCACTGCAACGAACGACACGGTTTATCGTTGTCAGTGTCAGGGATGGGATAACCCCATCTGCAAAAAGTAAATAGCCAACGGGTAAGACCAATGCCACGGCGGGTGCGGACGACCAAAGGGAACTGGTTTGTAAGCCAAATGTCGCTGGGCAACCTCATTTCTGCGGGCTCCGTCTTAGTCGCTATCACCGGCTTTTACTTCACCACGCAGGCCACCCTGGCGACCCAAGCTGAGAAGCTGGGCGGCATTGAGCGCAAGATTGAAAACCAAGACAAGGACACCGACCGGCAGCGCCGTACCAACATGGACGAGCGCGACCAGCTGCGAAAAGAGATGATTGACCGGGCTGAGAAGACGGCCAGCGGCATCGCAGAACTCAACAAGACAACGGCCGTGTTGTCGACCCAGCTTTCCACAATCAGCAGCGACCTTGTCAAACTGGGTAACCAGATCACCACCATTGCGACTACGAATAACTCGCGGCAATAGTGGCTTAGGTTGACACCTTCAGGGAACAGTGGAATAAATCTCGACATCGACTGACACCCGTCAAGGTGTCCACGACTGGTGGCCGTAAGTTCACCGAGGAGCGAGACCATGTTTATCCGCGACGACGAGGACGACGATCGGGAGTTGGAGAATGGCGAAACCCAAGATGGACCCGAAGGCGATGAAGATGCCGCCGAAGGGCAAGAAGATGAAACCGAAGATGATGCCGAAGCCGGCGAAGAAACCGAAGACGTACTAGAAGCCGAGGCTGAGGAGGACAAACCTCGCAGCCGCGGTGAAAAGCGTTTTCAAACCCTGTCCAAAGCAGCTCGCGAGGCTAATGAGCGCGCGGCTCGAACGGAGCGGGAGCTTCAAGACCTGAAGCGGCAGCTGGCAGCACCAGCGCAGCAGCAGCAGGAAACACCGGAAGCAGAAGCGGCCAGATTGTCGCTTATGACCCCGGAAGAGAGGATTGAATATCGTCTTGATAAGGCGCAGCGCGAGACAGCCGGCAAAATGGCCCGTCTCGAGTTTATTACGCAGGATCAAAACGATAGGGCTGAATTTTTAACCCTTGCGGCGCGTGACCAGCGTATCGGCAAGATCGCTTCCGAGGTGGAAACCCGGCTGTCAGATCTTCGCTCCAAGGGACAGAATGTTGATCGGACGTCACTGGCAAAGTTTATCATTGGCGAGAAAGCTCTCGCGGCCAGCGACAAGGCGGTCAAGAAGGCAAAACAGGCCGCTGGTAAGCGGGTTGAAGCGCAGACCACCAAGCCGGGGAACGGCAAGGGGAATGTCGCGGGAGGAAGGCAGAAGGCCAGCCAGTCGCTGGAGGACCGCCTTACAGGGGTTTCAATCTGAGGCACGCCCATGACGGGCATGCCCAAATGCTGAGGGGAGCATTAGGCTATGGCCGTCAACCAGGCTTCGCAATTTTCACTCGATATTGAAAACTATATTCAGGACAAGGTGTTGCCCTTGTCGCGCAAGCAGCTGGTGGCCTATCAGTTTGGCGACCCGCTGACTCTGCCGGAAGGCCGTGGCACCACCTACACCGCGACCCGGTTCAATCGTCTTCCCCTCCCCTTCGCCCCCATCAGTGAAGGTGTTCCGCCGATTGGCGAGACGATGACCATCACGCAGGTTTCAGCGACAGCCCAGCAGTGGGGTGACAAGGTCACCATTACCGACGTGGCCGAGTTGACCATCAAACATCCGCTCTTTGTCCAGGCCACCAACCTGACTGCGCTGCAGGTGGCTGAAACCTACGAGCGCAATACCTTCAACGGCATCATGGCCGGCACCCAGATCAACTACGTGAACTCGCGCGGCGCGCGGGCATCGCTGGTCGCTGGCGACGTCATCAACCCGCATGAAATCAACCGGGCTTATGGCGCTCTCTTCACCCTTGGCGCTCCGCGCTACATGGGTGACGAGCAGACCGATACTAAGATCAAGGCGGAAGCCGGTGGTGACAAGGCGTCGGCAGACCCTCGCAGGATGCCGCACTATGTCTCCATCATGCATCCGCTGGTGGCGCAGGACTTCCGCGAAAACTCAACAGTTGTAACGGCTTGGTCCTATTCAGACATCAACCGGCTTTACAACTATGAAGCTGGTGAGTGGGGTGGCATCCGGTTCTGCCTCTCCAACATGGTGCCTACCTTCACCGGCGCTGCGGCGGTTACGGCCCCCACCGGCACGTCGGGTGGTTCACTGGCCACCAACAGCTATTACATCATCGTCACTGGCTCTGACACGCAGAACCAGTATGAGAGCCTGATCACGCAGGTCACGGGCGCTGTGTCTGTGACCGGCCCGAACGGCGCCATTCAGGTTACGGTGCCGTCGACTGCTGGCTACACTTACTCGGTGTATGTTGGCACCACGACGTCGCCAACCAACCTCGGCCTGTCCTCGTCTGGTCCTACCACCGGCCCGATGGCTGGGCAGGCAACCCAGATCGCAGCTGGCTCGACTGTTGTCATCACTGGCACTGGCGTTGCGCAGACGCCGCCTGCAGCCCCGGCAACAGGCATCACGGTGTATCCGACCTTCGTCATCGGCCGCGGCTCTTATGGCATCGTGACCTTGGACAACACCAAGTTCACCTAGCTGAAGACCGCCGACAAGTCGGACCCGTTGAATCAGCTCCGCGTCATTGGCTGGAAGTGCTATTGGGGTGTGCTGCTCGAGAACAACCAATTCTTCATGAGAATTGAGAGTACCTCGGCCTTCAGCGCCACCTTCGGCTAAACAACACAGGAGCCCTCAGATCCGGGGGCTCCTCCTCTCTTTGGAGCGCTGCACATGGCATTGGGCACGATCGGCACACTTGCAACCAACTCGCTTCAGACGCCTGGTCCTTCCCAGCCGGTCTCCGACGCCAACGTGGCGCTGGTGGCGAATGCCATCAAGGATGATCTCAACCCGGCGCATCCGATCTTCCCCGGCGCCTTCAGCCGCATGGGTATCCTTTTCATTCCCAACCGTGGCATGCTTAGAGTGCTCCCCACTGATTACGTGGCGATTGACAGCACCGGCTGGCCTATCCTGCTCAGTGCTGCAGCGGTTGCTGCAAAGTGGACCTACACACCCTAAGAGGACGCTATGGCCAAACCAACGAAGCCTTTACCGCCAGCTGCTACTGGCGCCGTCGACCTGTCCCTTCTGACGCCGGAAGATCTGGCGGCCATTGAGCAACAGGCTGAAGAGTCGGTTGCTGCTGAAGCCAAGGCTGCGGCCAAGGCACATGCGCTTGACGAGGCCAAGAAGAAGGCGCGGCGCAAGCGTGATCC